GGTTAGGGATATAAGTATATTTCTTTTTCCAAACCCCGAAATCGGGGTTTCAAATATCCTAGTACATTAAAATAATTCTAATTATCAGAAGTAAACCCATTTTTAAAAAGGTTAATTAGTTAAGCCCTACCACCAACAATACGGCTGCTGCTATAGATGTATATGGCGTAACAGAGGGTTCCACTCAAACAATACTATTCATTTTTTTGTACCCTAAAGTGCCGTAGGGGTACCCCTAAAACACCTAAAGGTGTCTGGGAGTCCCATGAAGAGGGTATAATATATAATTAAAAAAAAGATCCCCGGTGATTTGAAGGGGACCGGGGATCAAGGTGTGGTTTTGTGTTAGGGACGAACCTAAAAGGGGTATCCGTTAGGATATAATTATAGCGTAAAACCATAAACAACTATAATTAGTAAACTTAAGTATCTCAAAGGGGAGTTACATCAGTAATCTGGGGTGACTTCTATGTAACTCAACCCTAGAAGTATTTTTTTAATTTCATAAGAAATTCTGTAATACCTCTTTAAGAGACCTACTTAGTACCATAAATACCTCTTTGTGTCAAGAGGTGCCGCTTGATTAAATTAATCGTTTAATTGTTTTGTGTTTTTGTGTATACAGGGGGAAAGGAGAGAGTGATGAAGCCATTGGAAAAGAATCCTGATATTCAATCCCATTTTGATTTAGCACTAAGGCATCTTGATAAGGTTCGTATCATTATGCGTGATTCTATTTTAAACCATAGTACTGATATTAAGAATATAGATGAGATCGACAAACTGATTATGGATGTATTCTTATTACAGATCAAATGTAAAAGAGGAGGGGTGTATGGTCCGCAAGAAAAATTGGATCAAGGACGCAATCAAAAACCCAGGGGCTTTCAAAAAGAAAGCCAAAAAGAAAAAGATGTCAACAAAAGCTTACGCCAAGAAGGTAACGAAGAAAGGGAGCAAGGCATCCCCCAAGACCAAGAAACAGGCTCGTTTAGCGTTAACCTTAATGAAGATGAAAAAATCATAAAAAAATGAGTCTTGATGAAAACGCTTTAAAAGAAATGGAGGAGAAGTTTTCTACTCTTCCACCTGAAGCTGCAAAAGAAGCAATGCAGTTAATGTCTCAATTTCAAGATGCAAAAAAAAATGAAAACGCACGAAAGTTTTTTATGTCGTTCGTTGAATCTGTATGGCCTTCTTTTATTGAGGGACGGCACCATAAGGTGATGGCAGAGTCTTTTGAAAAAATTGCAAAAGGAGAAATAAAACGTCTGATCGTTAATATGCCACCCCGACACACAAAATCTGAGTTTGCCTCTTACCTCCTTCCTGCGTGGTTCCTAGGTAAATATCCCGAAAAGAAAATTATTCAAACGGCACATACAGCAGAGTTAGCGACAGGGTTCGGGCGTAAAGTCAGAAACCTCTTTCAAGATGATTCATTTCAAAAAATTTTTCCCGATGTTAATTTGCGTTCAGACTCAAAAGCTGCTGGACGTTGGAACACCAATAAAGGGGGAGATTACTTCTCGATTGGAGTAGGGGGTGCCGTGACAGGTAAAGGAGCTGACCTCCTTATTATTGATGACCCCCACTCCGAACAAGATGCTCAAGCAGGAGCTTACAATCCTGAAGTTTTTGATCGGGTGTATGAATGGTATACATCAGGTCCAAGACAGCGTTTGCAGCCGGGAGGAGCTATCTGTATTGTGATGACTCGCTGGCATAAAAGAGATCTGACAGGACAAATACTCAAATCTTCTATTCAAAGAGAGGGTGCTGATGACTGGGAGGTTATTCAGTTCCCGGCATTGATGCCATCAGGACATCCTCTTTGGCCTGAGTTCTGGTCAGAAAAAGAATTGTTTTCTCTTAAGAATGAACTTCCTATTCCTAAATGGCAAGCCCAGTACCAGCAAGATCCAACATCAGAAGAAGGAGCGATTGTCAAAAGGGAGTGGTGGCAGAAATGGGAAAAAGAATATCCACCTGAGTGTCAGTTTATTATTCAATCATGGGATACAGCGTTTCTCAAAACACAGCGTTCTGACTACTCAGCCTGCACAACATGGGGTGTTTTTCTCAATGAAGAAACAAATAACTATGAACTTATTCTTCTCGATGCCTACCAGGAGCGTCTTGAGTTTCCTGAATTAAAGAAAGTAGCATACGAATATTATGAACAATGGCAGCCAGATGCGTTTATTGTTGAAGCCAAAGCAACAGGGATACCCCTTATTTTTGAATTAAGAGCTATGGGAATCCCAGTAAGTGAGTTTACTCCATCACGAGGAAATGATAAGATTGCACGAGTTAATGCAGTTGCAGACATTTTTGCATCTGAAGTTGTCTGGTGTCCAGAGACAAAATGGGCAGAAGAGGTGGTTGAACAATTTGCAGCATTTCCATCAGGAGATCATGATGATCTGGTGGATTGCAGCACACAGGCAATTATGAGATTTAGACAAGGTGGGTTTATCAGAGCAAGAAGCGATGAAGAAGATGAACCATACTATCCAAGGCAGGCAAACTATTATTAAGGACAAAAACAATGGCAATCGTTAAATCATTCCCTCAAGTGCAGGGAGAAGAAGCAGAGGAAAGCAATATAGAAGTTGCAATCCTCAACCCCGATGCCGTATCCGTTGAAACAGAAGACGGTGGGATCATGGTTGATTTCACAGGAGGCGAGGAAGAAAACCTCGGCACCCCTTCTCACGGATCAAATCTTGCAGAATTTATGGACGATAACGACCTTATGTCTTTGTCCAACGAGTTGACGGCTGCGTATGAATCAGACAAATCATCCCGTAAAGAGTGGGAGCTGACCTATACGAAAGGCCTCAATCTTCTTGGGCTTGAAATCGAAGAGCGCACACAACCGTGGAACGGTGCCTGCGGTGTATTCCACCCTGTCCTGACGGAATCCATTATTCGCTTTCAGGCCCATTCGATCATGGAAACTTTTCCTGCAGCAGGTCCAGTGAGAACACAGATCTTAGGACCGATTAATATTGATGTTGAAAAACAAGCTAATCGTATTGAACAGGAAATGAATTATCAGATCACGGAAGTCATGACCAACTACCGTGCTGAACATGAACAGATGTTATTTAACCTCCCTTTGGCAGGAAGTGCGTTTAAAAAAGTTTATTATGATCCTGATATGGATCGCCCTGATTCTGTCTTTGTCCCTGCCGAAGATCTGATTGTCTCTTATGGGGCATCAGATCTGAGGACTTGTGGGCGTTTTACTCATGTTATGAAGAAACAACGTAACGAATTAAGAAAACTTCAGGTCATGGGATTCTACCGAGATGTTCCTTTGGAAGAAGCCGAGCCAGATTATAGTGATATTCAAAGAACATATGATGATATACAAGGTGAAGATCCTACCGTTGATTATGATGACCGTCATACAATCCTTGAGATTCATGTAGATTTAGATCTCTTGGGGTATGAAGATGTTGTTGATGGAGAACCTACAGGGATTGCCTGCCCTTATGTTGTTACCATTGATAAATCATCAGGAGTTATTTTAGCAATTCGCAAAAACTGGATGGAAGATGATCCAAAGAAAATGCGTGTTGAGCATTTTGTCCATTACAAGTTTATGCCGGGTCTTGGATTCTACGGTCTTGGTTTGATTCATATGATAGGTGGCATGGCTAAATCTGCAACCTCAATCCTCAGACAGCTTGTCGATGCAGGAACTCTAGCGAACCTCCCGGCAGGATTAAAGTCCAGAGGACTGAGAATCAAAGGGGATGACAGCCCTATATCACCAGGTGAGTTCAGAGATGTTGATGTTCCGGGTGGAGCAATCAGAGATAACATTACATTCCTTCCCTACAAAGAACCTTCTCAGACTTTGTTTGCTTTAATGCAAACGATAGTTGAGGAAGCAAGAAAGTACGCAGCAATCCCAGATATGCAGGTTGCTGACATGAAAACAGATGCGCCTGTCGGCACAACACTAGCTATTATGGAACGCTCCATGAAAGTTATGAGTGCGTGTCAAGCTCGCCTTCATGCAGGGCTAAGACAAGAGTTTCGTATTTTAGGCAGGGTTATTAAAGATTATATGCCAGCAGAATATGATTATGAATTTGGAGAAGATTTTGATCGTCAGAAAGATTTTGATGGCAGAGTCGATATTATTCCCGTGTCAGATCCTAATGCGGCAACAATGTCACAGAGAATAACACAGTACCAAGCGGCACTCCAGTTAGCGCAGCAAGCACCACAGATGTATGACCTTCCTGTTTTACACAGACAAATGCTTGAAACCCTGGGGATTAGAGATGTAGATAAGATTATTCCATCAAGTGATGAAGTTAAACCAGAAGATCCAACAACAGAAAATATGCACTTGATTAACATGAAACCAGTGAAAGCGTTTGAATACCAAGACCACGAAGCACACATCACGGTTCATATGACAGCAATGCAAGATCCTAAAATACTTCAAGTTGTAGGGCAAAGCCCACAAGCCAAGGGAATACAGATGGCAACTGAGTCTCATATCAGAGAGCATCTTGCCTTTGCGTACCGAGATGAAATTGAGAAACAACTGGGTGTTGAGTTACCTCCATACGGAGAGAAACTACCAGAAGAAATTGAAAAACGTCTGTCAACTCTTGTTTCTGAAGCCGCTGTTAAGCTTTTACAGAAAGATGTTGCTGAAGCACAGGCACAACAGAATATGCAGAAGATGCAGGACCCTGCGGTACAGGCAGAAATGGCAGAATTGCAAATTAAACAAGCTGACATTCAACGTAAAACCCAAACAGATGCTCTTAGACTGCAAGCAGATCTGGAAAAAGCACAGCTCCAGGCACAGATTGATCTTAAAAAGATACAATCTCAGGAAGAAATTGAAGGTGTTAAGATTGGCGCTCGTATTGCTGAGAAACAAGTTGAGTACGGTCTTAAAGATGGAGAGCTTTCGAGTAAAGATGCCCGTGAAGGGGTTAAAATTGGGGTCGATATTGCAAAAGCAGTCTCTGAAGAGCTAAAAAATACACAAAATAACAAATAACACTTGACTAATTGTTAAAGAGGAATCTATATGGAATTTGAAAACGCTTTATACACCCTAAGAAAGGCAATTAGGGAGCATATGAATGAAGGTGCAGACCATTTGTCTACAGGCGGTGCTAAAAACTTTGAAGACTACCAAAGATTGGTAGGAAGAATAGAAGGATTAGCAATAATAGAGCGAGAGATTCTTGACCTGGAAGAAAAAATTCGAAAAGGTTGAGCATAGGTAAACGTAAAGCCTTTAATTTACGCACACTAGGGGAAACCCTTGCAAAAGAGAGTACATATGACAGCAGAAGACAGTCAAGTTGAAGAGAAAACTGACGAAACGCCTTCCCAGCTGCCCGAACCTTCTGGATATAGAATACTTCTTGGCCTTCCAGAGATTGAAAAGAAGACCGAGGGCGGTGTTATAAAACCAGACAGCATAATAAACACAGAAGCAATGGCAACCGTTGTCGCATTTGTAATTAAAATGGGACCTGACTGCTACAAAGATAAAGAAAGATTTCCTTCAGGCAATTTTTGCAAAGAAGGGGATTTTGTTCTTATCCGAGCCTTTCAGGGTACTCGTTTTAAGATACACGGAAAAGAGTTCCGCATAATAAACGATGATAATGTCGAAGCTGTAGTCGATGATCCAAGAGGATATAGTAGAGTATGAGTGAAGCCGAGCAGAAAGAACCAGATTTAGATATTGAAATTGTTGACGATATACCAAAAGAAGACGCTCCTTATGTAGGAAAAGAAACTAAAGAAGGAGAAGATGATCTTGGTGATTATAGCAAGAAAGTTCAGACTCGAATTAAAAAATTAAAGTTTGACTTCCATGAAGAGCGCAGAGCAAAGGAATCATCCGAGCGTATGCGTGAAGAAGCTATAAGAGTCGCAGAAATTCAACGATCTGAAAACGAGCGTTTGAAAAAACTTCTTGATCAAGGAAGTGTTGCTCTTCAAGACGTTAGTAAAAAGAAAGTTGAAAGCGATCTTGTTGCAATACAAAAAGAATATCAAGATGCTTATGACGCTGGCGACTCAGAAAAGATGGTGTTAGCCCAAAAGAAATTAGCTGATGCAACTTATGATCAAAGAAAGATTGAGGAAGCGGCACAAAATTGGAACAACCAAAAAGCTAATGGTGCTGATAAGGGAGAGCCTGTAGCACAACCACAAGCTCCGCAACAGCAACAAGCTCAAGTTGATCCTAAGTCTGCAAATTGGCTCAAGAAAAATTCTTGGTTTAATTCACCAGGTAATGAAGAAATGACAGCCTTTGCTTATGGTTATCATGAAAAATTAATTCGTCATGAAAACATAGATCCTCGTTCAGATGAATATTACCAACGAATTGATAAAAGACTAAGAGAAGTTTTTCCGAATTACTTCGAAGATTCGGAAGAAGAAACAACTCAGGAAGATACTGATGGTTCTATTGAAACAGAGATTCCTGAAAAAACAGGTTCTAAACCTGCACCCGTGGTCGCTTCGGCTAAACGAAGCAATTCAAAAGCATCACGCAATGTCAAGCTAACAAAAACACAAGTTCAGCTTGCCCGTAGACTCGGATTAACAAACGAGCAATATGCAGCTCAATTAGTGAAGGAACAAGCCAATGTCTAAAGAGCGTACAAAAAGAACTGCTGAGACTCGTGAGAGTCAAGAACGCAGCAAACCTTGGACACCTCCTTCTGTTCTACCAGAACCAGAGCCTAGAGATGGGTGGGTTCATAGATGGATTAGAACTTCGATGGCTGGGCAAGCTGATAATAGAAATGTATCAATGCGATTTCGTGAGGGCTGGGAGCCTGTAAAAGCAGAAGATTATCCTGAGTTAGAAGGATTTCAAACTGACGTACAGTCTAAATACCCTGGCAATATTGAAATAGGTGGACTTCTTCTCTGTCGTACAGCAGAAGAAACTATGAAGCAAAGATCTGAATATTATCTTAAAAAAGCCCAAAATCAAATGGACGGTGTCGAGCAAAGCTATATGAGAGAAAATGATCCCCGTATGCCTCTATCAAAACTAGAGTCTTCAACGAGGGTTACTTTCGGAAAAGGTGGTCCTGATAAATAATTATTAGGACTGAAGTATAACTCGATTTAAAAGGAGGTTGCTATGAGTGCAACTGCTGCTCCGTTTGGGCTACGCCCAATAGGATCTGTGGGAGGATATACGCCACAATTAAGGCAATACCCAATCCTCTCCAGTGAATCTACAAGAATTTGCTTTGGTGATGTTGTAAAACTCACTGACGCAGGTTCAACAACAACAATTCAAAAAGATACAGGCACAACAACTGCTACGCCAATAGGTATTTTTATGGGTTGTCGTTTTATTGACCTTAACTCAAGTCAATTAACTTTCAGTCAACAGTGGTCAGGTGCCGCTAACACTGAAGGTATGGCTTATGTTATGGATGATCCAACTGCATTGTTTACAATTCAAGCTGACGCTACTGTAAACGATGATGATTTAGCCGCTAACGCTGCTCTTGTTCAAGGAACATCAAGTTCTACACTTAGTATTTCTCGTGTTTCCTTAGACATCAGCACAGCCGCAACAACAAATACTTTACCAATTCGTATTGTTGATTGGCTTGGTGGTTATGACGGAGATGAGAAAGGAACGGCTTTCCCAATTATGGTTTGTCGCTTCAATGCTGGTCATCAACTTTCACTTATTGCTGCTGGTTCTACATCAACAGCACCAAGTGCAGCTTAGAGGAGTAATTATCTAATGGCTATTTCAAGA